TGTTTTTGTTATTTTTGTTTTTTTTTTCATATTTTGCATTATTTCTGTTTTTTTCTTTTTCTTTTTTTGTAATTGCAATAATTTATTGGTTGTAAATCTATTATTTTTTTTCATCTTAGGGGGAGGCGGAGGTGAAAAATCTGTTATTTTAAATTTACTTTTCATATGACGCTCTAATTATATTATCTTTTTTATTTACAATTCTACATATATTTGCGTAATATAATTTATATTGAAAATATTATATATCATTAGATAGAATTATAATAATGTCAACACCTATTAATACATTACCTTTGAAAACTCAACAAACAAATATATCAGAGACTAATGATATTAATGACCCACTCGTCCAAGATGTCCTAAATGAGTTTCAGGAAGAATTAATGATATCTAAACAACATGCGTCTCCATCACAACATATGCATCAACAACAACCAACGATGATGCCACCGCAACAGCAATATCACAATCAGCAATATCAGCAACAACATTCAAATTATAAGAATAATTTAAATAAATCTGATTATTCGTCATATTTAGATACAGAAGTAGCAAAAAAAAGTTTGATATTAGTTATAATATCTTTAATAATATATAATTCAGGAATTATTAATATTGCTTATGAAAAAATGCCTGATTATTTGCAGGATAATCTAAATAATTTTGATATATATATAAAATCATTATCATTATTTGCAATTATATATGTGTTATCTTTCTTTGAATATATATAATAACTATATTATAATTTATGATGATCTTCTATAATAATTCATATTATTAACATCAACATTATTAGCATTCTGCTTCATACTCTGATATGATGACGAGAACATGTTAAAATATTTTAAAAGGAAAAATACGCTTACAAAAAATGTTAAAAATATTACAAAAATTGTAATACCAAATAATAACATGTAAGATAATGCATCATAACTATTTTTATTAATTACAACAACAGCAACAATAATTAAAGCATAAAATAACATAAATAGTGAAAATATTGATATAAAAAAATGTTGATTTTTATCAGAAATATAATAAGCCCATAATAATGTCCCGCATACTAATAATGAAATCATAGAGTACCCAAGAAGAGTAAATATTTTTTCTACAATTTGGTCGTTTTCTGTGTTTGAAACAAAATTTTCAATCATATTTTAATAATCTCTTAATAATAACTTATATTTTTTATTTATAATATATATCATAATATATTATATTATATCATATTGCATTGTTCCTAAATATGAATTATGAATATCATAACCTCGTATATGTATATTTTTATTATCTAATCCTTGAGACCCATATACATCTTCTTTATATATTCCTTTATCAACACCATAATATTCTTTATTATATCCTTCTGGGTTAACAATATTAGATTGCGCAGCTAAAAGGTTTTCTTCGGTTATATACGGGACTAAACAATTTGTATCGTTATTATTTACTTCAACCGGTAATTTTTTTTCACTATTAACTTGTTCCATATTCATTATACATTTATCTGTTACAGTTTCTGCATATGCATTAGCATCATTTACTTTGTATGAATTATTATTATTATTTATAAGATTAAGTTCATTTGTATATATTCTAAAATATAGTGTTAATAAACAAATTGATAATATAAATCCAAATATATTATCAACTAACAATAGAATTAAGATACAGGTTAAAGCCATATAGAATTGTATCATTAAATCTTTGAAAAGATTTTTAAAAGGTATTTCTTTAATAATCAATATAGTAACTAATAATATTAATGCCAACCCTCTAAACGAATTAACAATAATCATAATAATTATTTTTTAATGCTTATCTATCTATATAATCCATATAAAAAAATGACACATATATATATATGTTAAGTGTTTGTATTAATATTTGTTATTAATGTATTCAATCTTATCTAAGAATGGTTATGGAATTTTAAAATCTGAATTAGATGAATATAAATTGGAAAGTATAAGAAAGGATTTAACGATGACTCCAAAAGTTAATTTTGATATTGGAAATTCAAAAAATAAATCATCTAAGGAAGATTTGACTTTTCAATTATATAGCGAAAATGAAAAAAGAATATATATTCCAAGATATTATGGGTTTCAAAAGTATGGCGCTCCATCCTTATGTAAATTAACAAGTGGCAAAGATATTAATATAAATTTTATTGGAAATCTTCGAGAAACTCAACAAGAACCAATAAACAACTTTTTAAAAGCGGCAAGAGACCCTCTAAAAATGGGCGGTATTATATCTGTTCCATGTGGATTTGGTAAAACAATAATGAGTCTATATATTGCATGTCAATTGAAAAAAAAAACTATGTTTATAAGTCATAAAGATTTTTTAAACCAGCAATTTATAGACACCGTTAAATTATTTGCCCCAGATGCAAAAGTCGGGATAATTAAGCAAAAAAAAGTAGATGTCATAGGAAAAGATTTTATAATTGCCTCTCTACAATCTCTTGCTATGCGCGACTATGATATTGGAATATTTGATGATATTGGATTTGTAATTATTGACGAAGTTCATCATACAGGCGCGCAAGTATTTTGCAAAGCATTCCAAAAATTAAACAATCCAATTATTCTTGGATTATCAGCAACTTTAAATAGAAAGGATGGGATGCGTCGTGTATTTGAATATTATATAGGGAAATCTGTATATACTTTAAAAAATAAAGAGTTATGCGATGTTATTGTTCAGGTTCATAAATATTTTGTGACACATATTGATTATTCAACAGTAAAACTTATGTGGAATGGGAAAGAGAATGGTGCGGGAATGATTAATAATATATGCACGTTTAGACCAAGGACTGAATATATAATTTTCGTATTAAAAGATATTTTAAGTAAAGAACCAGATAGACGCGTTCTTATTTTAAGTGAGCGTAGAAATCAATTAAAAGATATTGAGCAATTTATTATTGAACATAATATTGCAAACAGTAGTTATGGATTTTATGTTGGAGGTATGAAACAATCTGACCTTGCTATCTCTTCTGAAAAGCAAATAATTCTCGCGACATATCAATTAGCATCTGAGGGATTTAATGTTCCCTCTTTAAATACAATAATATTTGCTAGCCCTATTTCAGACATTCAACAATCTATTGGTCGTATTCTTAGAGAAATACCTGAAAAGCGAAAATATACTCCATTATGTATTGATATATTTGACGATTTTTCAATATTTAAAAGGAAAGGAGCATCTAGATTGAAATTCTATAATAGTAATAAATACAACGTGTCATTTTATGTTGATAATGAAAAAATAGAATGTGCCGAAAGTTATGCTACTGATGATTATAATGGAGGAGGCGATGACGGCGACAGCGAAGGAATTACTAATAAAAAGAAAGTAATGTTTATTGAAGATGATTAAATATTATTTAATATAATATTATAATAATATAGTAAAAGAAATAATATTTATTATGAAATACGAAGGATATTATCTTACATTTTTTGTTTTTATTGTATTAATATTAATTGTATATTATTACAATATACAACAAAAACAAGAATTGAGTGTTAAACGCGAAGACAAAGTAGGCAACGTAAATAATAACGCTATACAAAAAAATAATATCAATATTAATAATGACCATAATAAAATATATAGCGAACTAGAAAAATATAAAAAAATAAATAATAATTATACTTACAATATAGATAATGTTGATTTTCATAAAGATATTATTAATAACGATGAGAGTAAACTAGGAAATCCAAATAATTCTAATTTTGACCCGAAATTAGATGAAGTATATAATGCGAATTTAACAGGTAATTATGATGATAATAAAGAAATATATGATTATAGCATTAAACCTAATAAAACCGATTTACCAATCATAAATCCACCATTACAATTACTAAAATCAGATGCACCTCTGCGATTATCTGAAAGACATCTCCTATAAATATAAAAAAAAATAAAAAATAACAATAAACAATACATATATATAACACATATATTACCTTAATTATTACCTTACGCGCTCGGCATTATGCATTTATTATTATAATTAGTTATTATTTCGTTTTTTACAATACTACTAATACCATTATATTCTGCGAATGAATTAATTGCTCTCATAAAACTGTTTATTTTTTTTTCAGTATTAATATTATATTCAAATGTAAATGGGTCAATATTATAATAACAATTTAAATCTGTTGTTTTGGAAACGCGCATATTTTTCCAAACAAAATCACTACTAATACACCAGTGTCTAATATTTAGAGTTTTTTCGGCATCTTCGTCATCTTCACTATCAGTATCATATGTTGTAATTAACTGTTTTGAATTAACACCTTCTGTATCATAATAGATGGTATTGCTATTATTTGCTAACATTAAAGACATTTCATAATATTTTTTAAGACATTCATTCTTCACCATTTCATCAAATGGCATCACAATATCATTAACATATTTATTATTTTTTGTGTGTTCATTAATCCATTCAATATATATATTTTTATCTTTCCTAATAAACAAGAAATAGAAAGGGGTTCTATTATGATGATAACGATAACAAGAAAACTCTAACTTATCTGAAATATGCTGAATAATGTTGGTATTCTCAGAAGTAGAACTAGTATCATTCTCATAATTTACTTCCATCCTGTTGGTTAATTATTTGTTGTTTTGCGGGTGTATTTATTAATCAAATCAATCGGTATTATCTCTTTTTTAAGAGATACACAGGCGCTTGTATGTTGCGCGTAATAATATTTATAATTATTATTAATCAATTTTTATATTTTTAATATTTATTTAGAACATATATATTACAAAAGACAATTAAATTCACATTATTAAATTTAATTGCAATCTTACACATTTATATTCGATATCATAAATTAATTCTTCTATACATCTATGATTATTATGAAAATTTAGTATATCAATCAAATTATTTTTTTCCTTTATTTTCTCTCTGGATAAGTTAAATATACCATTTATCTGCTCAATAAATTGTATATTCATGTATAAAATTTGCCTTATATAGTCATAGAAATCTATTATATAATATAATAATTCCGCCAAACATCTAAATGGTTCATTTCTTTCTAAAATAAACCCATTTTTATTTGCATTTTTTATAACACCTTCGCAATTTATATTAGCAAAATAGGTAATATTGAATATAGCGAAACCTTTCTCATCATTATTGTATAAATTATATATAAAAAAATTAAATATTTCTATTTTATTTATTTCAATATCTAATGGTTTTATGTAATATGATTTATAATATAGCGATGAATTATATAATAATGAATTATAATACTTATCCTCATCATATTCAATTTCATATTTTTTATATTTTTCTACAATATTATCAATACAAGAAAACTCCACAAAATCATAACAATTTAAATTATCTATATATGGATTTTTAGTTATATCAAGCAATTTATTAAAATAAAGTATATTTTTATATTTAGGTTCTTTTTTCATATCATTTAGTATAGATTTATATAGCATTCTGTATACATTTGCTATAATATCTTCAGGTAATATATCTAAATATGAGGGCATATATATATGTAAATATTGTATTTACAATTGAATTATATAATATTATGAATTACAACTCATATATAAAAAATATAAATATTATGCTAACATACTTTACAATATTCAGAACATTTATAATGCATTCACTAGGGTTGTGTAAATATTTGCCCTCTCTTCAAAGTTTTCTTCCTCAAAAGCATACTTATTATTGTAATTAGTGAAAAACTCCTCTATTTTTGCATCTGTAGATACTTTCATATTTTTTAATTTGTTGAGGTTAATTGCTTGATAACAATTACCTTTCATCGCTTCCTGTTTGCGTGTTAATGTATCTTCTACAATATATATAGTATCTATATATATATCAAAATCCTTTGCATGCTTTTTAGGGACATAATCTGGGTTTTTGCTCCCATAATAATCTGCGTCAATATTAGGTTTTCCAATAGCGACAAGAGATAATTTATAGTAAATCTTCAACTGTTCATGTTTCATAAGTTCATCAAAAGGTAGAATTACAGATGATGACACCGCATTTGAAACTTCAATATATACTTTATTGTCAAACTTGATGAATATCAAATTCTTGAAATAAGTAGCCCTGCCATTCTTAAAATCCTTGGACATAATAGTGAATCCAGAAAGTTCCATAGTTTCTTCTTTTATATGAAACTGTTATAATTAAATTAGTAATCATTTTTTCTATATAAACAATATATATATTATAAGTATATTAAAAATAAATGGAACAATACAATATATTAAAAAATAATTTAAATGATAGATTATTATTTAAATTATCACAAATAGGCTAAAGATAAAATTTTTGTAACAAATATAAATGATGATTATTATGCAACAAATAATAATCTAGTATTTTGTGGAAAAGTTCCTATAAATATAAATTATGCATTTTTACATAAATCATATTATGTTTTATGTCCAAAGGGAGTAGGCGAGGATTGTCATAGATTTTGGGAAGCAATATATTTAAATACAATACCAATAGTTAAAAGAACAAAAACAGCTTTTGATAAATTATTTAATGTATTTCCTTGTTTAATTATTGATGAATGGGAACAAATAACAAAAGATTTTTTAGAGGATAATTTAAAAAATTGTACTGAAAAAATGAAATTATTCCATGCTAATTATCCAAATGCATTTACAGATTTAGATAGCATTCAAGAATTATTGCTTCAAATTTAATAAAAAATAATTATATAACAAGTAATGAATGCATATAATACAATTTTATAATTTTATAAAATGCGCGAACTTCTTTTGTCCTTTGGCGCTGATAACAAGATTATATAGCATATTAAATACATCTACATTCATACCTTTTTTATTAAGTTCAAGAAGGTTAAAGAAATTTTTATCATCTTCTTGACTAGCGGATATTTTTTCAATATCTTCTTCAATTAACTTAATGTTGTATTCAATCATTAGATTTGTATAATCTACAAACAATTCTTTATAAATTATTCCTTGTTCGCGCCCGTAACAAATATATAAGACTTCGTGAAATCCTGTGATGTATGTATCATTTGAAACTTTCATATTTTTCAAATCATTCGGATTAATATTGAAATAGTAACAATATTTTCTAATTTCAACTTTTCTAACCCTTGATGAAAAATCCTCAACATATTGGACACCATCTATAAACCAATTACTATCTTCCGGTGAGATATAACGTGATTCCATGCTTTTTGATTCAATAACTTTATGTTTGTTATCTATAAGCAGTAAGGATAACTCATAATGCATCTTTAAATATGGGTGTTTCATAAGTTCTGCAAATGTAATAATAATTTCTCCTACATTTTTAATATCAATATAAATCAAATCACGGAATTTAATGAATAGAAAATATTTATAATAGACAATTTTATTGTAGAACTTTTTATGATTTACTCTTATGTCAAAAACACCTGAAAACTCCATATCCTCCATGTAATGGTAGAGATATTGAGTCATTATGTTGATAAATTTGCAGTATTACAGTCTTGTGCGTGTGTTCCTTTGAACACCAAAGATGGAAGTTTTACTTGATATATCAGCAAATTTTTGAAATACAGCAGGTATATGACTTTAATAATTTTTATTATATATTAAATCAATTTTTACTTATATTATAAAAAAATATAACATATTTATTTAATAATTCAAAGTATAGGAGGTTATATAAGATAGTATTATATGAACTAACTTAAAATAATAATATTATAATATAGGATGGCAAAAATAATAAAATTATCTTCTTATAAAACCCTTATTAAAAATCCTAAATTATCTGAACTCTATGATAAATATGATGATATTACAGAGGCTCAATGCTATAGTTTAATAATTACATTATATGATAATGATAAAATTTTTTGGGTTAATCCATTAGACTGGAACTTTATACATAAGGCGGGTGATATTAGTATTAGTTTTTTGTCAAAATGTTATTATGTTTGGGGCGATAATATTGTTATGGCAGGACCCGATAAGGGCCTTTTAAAACTATCATATAAGGAACACATCAAAAAATTTATAGATAAAGAATATTTATTTGATGTTAGAAAACTTGGCAAAAGTCCTCCAAAGGTTTCCAGTAATTCTTCGCCGGGAGCTGCTACTAATAAACCCAAAAGTCCTCCAAAGGTTTCCAGTAATTCTTCGCCAGGAGCTGCTACTAATTCTAAAAAACACATTAAATTTAAATCAATCAGCGTAAAGAATATTAATAAAAATGCAGATAAACTAACAGAAAATTCATGTCTTCAATTTGTAGAATATATAAAAAAGAGAATAGAATCTGCCAAGACACCTGCAGAATTAAAGAGCTTGAATTTTGTTAATCCGATAACAAAAAAAAATATTGGAATTGATAGTCCTATTCTTCAAAGTTTTTTGACAAAATGTTATTATTCATTTAATAATAAAGAAATTAAAAATATTATTGAAGAACTAATAAATGTTAGTGATTTAATGCATGATGATAGTTTAAAAACCCCTGCAACTGCGACTGCTAAACCTGCGACTGCTAAACCTGTCGCCTCCCCAACTAAATCAACTGAAATTGAAGTGATAGAAGAGAGTATTAAAAATGCTATTAAAGATTTTTATAAATGTTGCGATGAATTAGTAGATAATTGTCATGCTAATGGAATATTAAAAAAACATCATTATATTACTAATGTTGTTAACTCTATTATGACTATTATACATATAAAATATGCACATCTTCAAATTTTATATAATAGAGTTGATATTAAAGATAATATGCCTTTGCAAATATATATGAATGATGAGATATTCAATAATCATTTATTAGGTTTGGGAGTAGTAGATGTTAAAAAAATATTTATAGATAATTATAATTCAAAAAATATAATATATCAACAGAATGATTTACAAGTAACAAATATAAAATCGGAACTTTACCCCAAACATATTGATACATATTATATGAGCAATTTATACAATCGACAATATGTATTTGAATATGCTAACCCATCATTTTATAAAAAAGCAACAGAGTTTTCACTTTATTATAACTTGGTTAATATAAAATTTTTAGCGTTAAAACCATATCCCGCATCTCTTGAATTAGCGAAAGATGTCTTTAATAGCAAAAAAAAACCAGAATTTCCTTTTAATTACAATATAACTAATAGTGTATTACCTAAATATATATTTAGTAATTATAATAATGATGTTTCTAAATATTTTACAGATATTATTGATTTGGTTAATGTTAAACTACAAACCTTACCAATTATAAAGGGATTTTCAAATGAACATACAGATTTCAAATTATTTAACTATTTCAACTCTGTAATAAACAATATGAATGAAAGTTCATACGGTAATAATGAAACAGATTATGGGGACTATGATATGATACGCAAAAATATATTATATTCTCTTAATGCTCAAACACAATCATATAAACGCGGGAAGATATCATATGATAAAATATATTACAACAGCAAATTTACTGGAACTTTTCCGTTATTTACTTGGATACCTTTAAATCATCATAAAAAGACTTCAATTTATAATTATGCAAATTCTGAAAAATGGCAACCTTTAGGAATAAATCAATTTGAACAAAGAGAAATAGAACGATTTTATAAAAATAATGGCAAAGGGTCATATAGTGCAGACCTTAATAATACAATTTACAAAGTTATCACAAATGAATATGCTTCTATAAATTCGCTTAAAGACTCCCAGCGACCGCAATTTGACTTTCTAGTAGACGAAATGCGGGAAAGGGTTAAAAATACTATTGGAATATACAAAAGCAAAACAATGAAAACCGAGAAAGAATATAATAATAAAAAAATATATTTATATCATGGAGCAAAAAATAAGTTACACAATATAGGCGGAAAATGGAATGAAGATATTGAAATACTTGGGTTTTTGTCAACAACTTTAAATATGTATACTGCAACACATTATTCAGGGATTGCAGTAAATAATGTTGGGATAATTTATATAATAGAAGTAGATAGTACACATGGATATATAAATTTAAATGACCCTTTAATGCAATATCTACTTCTGCCTTATTCAAGAATTAGAGTTGTTTACGAATTTAATTTTGACAGGTTATGTGTTGTTTTATGTAAATTGTTTAGAACACCATCTATAGAGACTAATAATAAATTATATAATAAATTATTAGATATAAATAAACCTACCTCTGCTGATAATAATAAATATGTTAGTTATCGAATAAAAGCAAACAATAAAACACCTGAATGTGCATTTATGTTAAGTAAATTTTGGAAAACAAATAAAGAATTAGGTAATGAAGATTTAGAAGTATATAAAATAAGGCGCGATAATTTAAATAATAAAAAAATAAATAATCTATCTTTGTCTTCAACAAAATTAAAGGAAACATTCATATATTTTAGTTTAGGGCAAGAATACCAATTATATGTAGAGCGCGCATTACCATTAATATTAGGCAGTTTTGAAGATATTAAATATAGTATACATCAGCATTTTATAATGGAATGCTATAAATCTCTTGGAATACCATGCATGGATTATATATTTATCCATTCTCCATTCATTAATAACGCTATATCAACAGGTATATTATTTGATGATTATAAAAATAATACTTCCGACCAATATAAATATAATGTTAATAATTTCTTAATTGATTGTATATTCAAATTTGACAGCGTTAAAAGTGAAAATAGAGAGTTGATTATTCTAGATGAATTTAGAGATGGTTTATATGCTGACAAGATTGAATGTTTTCGGGATGCTGGTCTATATTGCAATGGTATTATTAATCCATTATTTAATAAATTTGCGGAGGTTGGAGAACATATTCAATATATTAGAAATTGGAAGCATTTATTTACTAAATACAAAGATGCAAGCGACGATGATTTGAAAAAACATTTTAAATGGTGTAATAATAGAATTGATAAATTAATAGAAATTATCAAGGCAACAAAAGAACATTATTTAATATTTATAAACGAAACATTAAGTGGAAAAATGAAAGATACTGATTTTGACAAGAAAGGGAACTTAGACATTGCATCTAAAGAATCATTAGAATTAAATAATATGATTAATAACCTATCAACAATTCTAATAAAAAGAGCATCAGTTTATAAGAATTATACAAATACATCAGGGGTTCAATCGTTTATAGATATAATTAGAGTAGTATTAAGCGATGACCATATTAATTTACACAATTCCAAATTATATCAAAAACCAGTTCTAAATGGTTTAATTTTACATGACGATAAAAGCGGGGCCGTAACCGGCGGTATTCTTAGCATTAAGGATATTAAAAAACTAAATACTCAAATAAAACAAGACAGTAGTAAAATAATTGACCATCAAAAAATATATGAATTATTTAAAAATGTTCCTATACAGGAATCTAAAGATATGCGGAAATATTCTGATATGCCAAAATTATTACGTAAATATTATAAAGGTGCTAAGGTTGATAAGGATGGATATATTAACATTAATGATAAGTGTTATTCTAGATTTGTATAATATTGCAATTATATCTAAATACCTATTAAGCACATAGGAAAGATAAATAAAATAATAGAAACTATAAACTATCCAACTATTTTACGATACTTAAGGAAAAAATGATAATATGATAATATAAGATATAATGAGAATATTTTATCTGCTAAAATCTACACTGTCTGGTAAAACTAGTGACCTTTCATACAACCTAAATAGTTATCTCAATAACACAAATAGTTATGATGTCTCATTTGACGATATTGAGTTACAAGAAGATACCGCCAAACAAAGAAGCAACGACTTCTCAAAAACCAGTAAAGGAATGTGATAGTAAAAATGCAAATAAACCAACAGAATAAAAGAAACCCACTAATAGCAACATATGTTTTCTATGTGGTCGCAAAGGACATTATGGTTCTCAAACATCCTGCTATGCATCAAAGCAAATAAGAAAAAATTATTTTAATTAAAATAAAAAATATATAACACATATATAAATATATATCTTATCTAACAACCCTCGCTGTAATCACATAATATTCGCATAGCGACCGCCTCGCTATTTGTGTAATTCAATTTTATATTACAGAGGTCATCTACATAATCAGCAAACTTATTTTTTCCCCTGCTACTTAAAAGGTTATTATAGATAATCCTTAGTATATCTTCGTTCATCCCTTTTTTATCATTCAACGCCACGAGATTAATGAGATTATATTTGTCCTCAAATCTTTCCACTTCTTCTTCCATCAAACTAATACAGTAGTCAAACGCCAAGCCGTATAAATAACGACTATTTTTATTAAAGTTTCCGCTACGAATTTCGTATCTACATACATACATCTTTTTAAAGGTATCCAATTCTTGCCGAGAGGAGTTGCCCATATTCTCTAAGTCATAGGGATTAATCCTATAATAGCAATGTCTCTCACCATTTGCTACCTCTTTAATTGTGATATCCTCCTGAGTACCGTAGATGGTTGCGGTATCAATTCCCCAATATCTCTTATACTCATACGCCCAATAATTATTGGACCCGCCAATCCCTCCAGTACCGTTAGCCTCTTTAGTATCAATAACTGTATGTAGATCGTTCGTTAGCATAAGCGACAGGTCGTAATAGCTCTTCCAATACTTGTTTTTTTGTAATTCGCTAAATGGTATCACAATAGCGCCTACTTTCTTAACATCCATATATACCTTGTCTCCGCAACGAATGAAGAGATGGTAATCGCTAATATAATCAACACGATGCACCATAGTTTCGGGTCTTCCTGGAATATAACTACAAGCATTATAGGAGTTTTTGCAGAACACCCCTGAGAACTCCATATTAGGGAAAGTGTGAGATACGCCGTTCATTATAGAAGGTATGAAGATGTGAAGGACTTTGGGACTTGTAGAACTTTCTAGCTTGTCGGTCGCTTGACTGTCTTTTGACGGTCGCTATGTATACTTGGTTTATCTGCTGAGAGGCAACAAACTTAGTATATCGCTGTTTATATAATTTAAGCGTTTAAATCACTTTTTA